GAGATATCCAAACTGTGTCAAGAAAGAAGAAGTTGAAGTAGTTGATGAGAAAACTAGAGTTCTTGAGAGATTGAATAAAGAAGAGATTATTGATGAGGCAGTGAGGGTTAATGAGAATGGTAACGTCTATCTCGTTAGCTTCACTTGGAGAGCTAAGTTCATGATGATGAAGATGTTCTTTCCAGAAATCAGAAAACCAACCAGACAGGAAGTTTCTGCGGCTCTGGAAAAAGTCTATCCTGGATGTATGGTTCAGAGATTTGACCTGGCTCCAAGACAACCTGGAGAGCCATTGATAATGGCTGGATATCAAGGTGGTTCTGCATCTAAACCTGGTCCCGACAAGAACTATGTAAAACCAATGGGTGAAGGTTACGATCCTGGTGACGTAGATGAGAAACTGGGAGCTGTCACGGCTATCCCTAAGAAGGAAAGAGACGCAGCTAGAGACAGACTTCTCGCTAAGGCTAAGGAAAAACGTGAGAAGATGAAGAAAGAAGGTTTTGAAATGGAAGAGGGGGCAGCCTGGACAAAAAAGTCTGGTAAGAACCCTTCAGGTGGTCTGAATGAGAAGGGTCGTAAGTCTTATGAAAGAGAGAACCCAGGTTCTGACCTGAAGGCTCCCTCTAAAAAAGTTGGTAATAAGAGAAGAGCTTCATTCTGTGCAAGAATGAAAGGTATGAAGAAAAAGTTGACTTCAGCCAAAACAGCAAATGATCCAGATTCAAGAATCAATAAATCACTGAGAGCTTGGAATTGTTGAGGTAATTTATGAATAATGATGTTTATTTGGGTAATCCCCTTCTTAAGAAGGCTAATACCCCTATTGAGTTCACCCAAGAACAGATTGAGGAGTATATCAAATGTAAGGATGACCCTGTGTATTTTGCACAGAACTATGTCCAGATTGTAACCCTAGATCATGGCCTTCAACCATTTAAACCTTATGACTTCCAAGAGAAGTTAATCAATAATTTCCATAATCACAGATTTAACATCTGTAAGATGCCACGACAGACGGGTAAGTCTACGACATGTGTGTCTTACCTACTTCATTATGCCATCTTCAACGATAGTGTTAATATCGGTATTCTGGCTAACAAAGCTACAACTGCGAGAGAACTCTTAGCAAGATTAGCAACCGCATACGAGAACTTGCCTAAATGGATGCAACAGGGTATCCTGGTATGGAACAAAGGAAACATCGAGTTAGAAAATGGCAGTAAGATATTGGCAGCTTCTACATCTGCGAGTGCTGTCCGAGGCATGTCGTTCAATATCCTCTTTCTCGACGAATTCGCGTTCGTTCCAAATCACATCGCTGATGCCTTCTTTGCATCTGTTTATCCTACTATTACTTCTGGTAAAAGCACAAAAGTCATCATAGTCTCCACCCCACATGGTATGAACCACTTCTACCGTATGTGGACTGATGCGGAGAAGAAGAGAAATGAGTATGTCCCAACTGATGTCCACTGGTCAGAAGTTCCTGGTAGAGATGCTGTTTGGAAAGAACAGACGATTGCCAACACATCAGAACAACAATTCAAGATTGAGTTTGAGTGTGAATTTTTAGGATCAGTTGACACACTGATTGCACCCAGTAAACTTAAGGCGTTAGTATTTGAACAACCACTCAACTCAAACGCTGGACTAGATATTCATGTTGCCCCAGAAAAAGGACACGATTACGCCATTGCTGTTGACGTTGCACGGGGTGTTGGTAACGATTACTCTGCTTTTGTTGTGGTTGACATAACCTCTTTTCCCCATAGAGTTGTGGCAAAATATAGAGATAACACTATCAAACCGATGTTGTTCCCAAGTGTTATCTATGATGTAGCCAAGAGTTATAACGAGGCTTTCATTCTATGTGAGGTCAATGATGTTGGAGACCAGGTAGCGAGTATTTTACAATACGATCTTGAATATCAGAATCTATTAATGTGTTCTATGAGAGGTCGTGCTGGTCAAATTGTTGGTCAAGGATTCTCTGGTTCAAAAACACAATTAGGTGTTAAGATGTCCAAGACCGTCAAGAAGGTTGGATCACTCAACCTCAAGACAATGATTGAGGAAGATAAACTCATCTTCAATGACTACGAAATCATCTCCGAACTAACCACTTTCATCTCAAAACACAATTCATTTGAGGCTGAAGAAGGATGTAATGATGACCTGGCTATGTGTCTCGTTATCTATGCCTGGTTGGTAGCTCAAGATTACTTTAAGGAACTTACAGATCAAGATGTTAGAAAACGATTATATGAAGAACAAAAGAATCAAATCGAGCAAGATATGGCACCCTTCGGTTTTATTAATGATGGACTTGATGATACTAGTTTTGTGGATGCAGACGGAGACAGGTGGTACACAGATGAATACGGAGACCAAGGTGGAGGAATGGACTACATGTGGAACTATTGAACCATGGATTTAGATGGACAGTTTAAACTAGGTCATCTACTTTTATCTGATAGAAAATGTAGATCATGTGGTGAAGTGAAAAATTTAGTTGATGGTTTTTACAGAACAAGAAAAGATAAAGGAGCTGTAGCATCATCCTATTCTTATGTTTGTAAAGATTGTACTATAAAGAAAGTCGTAGAAGATAGAAAGAAAAAGAATCCGATGAATGACTGGGAATATCCAGATTGGTAGCGTTTTCGTCCTGTTTTACCCCCCTGAAAATACCCATAAACCTAAATATTTTTTAGTTAAACTGAGTAATTTAAGGAGAGAAACATGGCTACTCCTCAATTATCTCCAGGCATTCTTGTCAGAGAGATTGACTTAACAGTGGGAAGAGTTGACAATATTGTCAACAATATTGGAGCTATTGCTGGCCCCTTCCAAATTGGCCCTATCAACGAACCAATTGAGGTTAGTAACCAGGCTGAACTTTTGGAAACATTTGGACAACCACTGTCAACTGATAGACAGTACGAATACTGGATGTCAGCTTCTTCATACCTCTCATATGGTGGAGTCCTGAAGGTAGTAAGAACGGATGACAGCGATCTGAATAACGCCAATGCTGGTGTTGGTGTGGGAACAAACACTAGTCTCAAGATTAAGAATCTTGATGATTACGAAGAAAATTATTCCACAGCTACTAACTTCACCTATGCCGCTAAGAACCCTGGTAAGTGGGCTGATGGATTAAAAGTTTGTTATATTGATAATCTGGCTGACCAAACATTAGGTATTACTACAACTGGTATTAGTACCACTGTCAATTTCAACGTAACTGTTGGATGTGCTGTTACACAGGCTATCAGTGATGGTCAGATTGCTGGTGTTGGTACAACTTCATTGTTTAATGGATATCTTGAAGGTATTGTTACTGGAATCACCAGTACAGCTGGTGCATCCACACAAACAATTGATGTTAAGGTCCTTAAGAGAGTTTCTTCGGGTGGAACGGTAACCGAAATTGATTATCAAAAGGATAATTCACTTGCATCATTCACCACCGATACTGAAATTCAATTCTTCAATTCGGGTGTATCAACTGCATATGCCGTAACACCAGCATCAGAGGTTGATTGGTATGATCAACAACAACTTGATCTAAATACTCCAATTTATTGGAATACAATTGCTCCTAGACCAGTTGATTCTAACTTCGTAGGTTCGAGAAGTAGTGGGAATGATGGTATCCACATTGTAGTTGTTGATGATAGTGGATCCGTAAGTGGTGTTTCAGGTAACATCCTTGAGAAACACACTTTCCTTTCTAAGGCAAAGGATGCTACAAAAGACGGTGAAGCACCCACCAAGACATACTACAAGGATTACATCGCCAACAATTCTCAGTACATCTTCGCTGGTCATAGTCCATCAAATGCAGCCGACACTTTCTGGGGAACAACACCTACAGCAGGTGGATTCAGTTCAGCCAGAGTACCTGTCACCACTGGTGGAGGACAATGGGGTCAAGATGCTCAAGGTATTGTCTTCTCAGGAATTGGAAATAAGACTTATTCACTGACTGGTGGTAAGGATTATTCATCTACTGATGGTTTTGTAGCAACTCTGGGTGACCTTCAAACCTCATATGATCTCTTTACTAATGAATCAGAAGAAGAAGTTGATTTCTTAATCATGGGTCCTGGTTTGGGTAACAGACTCCAAACACAGGCTAAAGCGAATCAGTTGATTTCAATAGCTGAATCTAGAAAAGACTGTATGGCTCTTATTGGTCCAGACAGATCTGAGGTTGTTGATGTAACTGATGCTACAGCTCTTACCAACCTCCTGACTTATTACTCCCCTCTGACATCTTCCTCTTACGCAGTATTTGATACTGGTTGGAAGTATGTTTATGATCGTTTCAACAATTCGTTTGTTTACGTTCCTTGTAACGCTGACGTTGGTGGAACGATGGTTAGAACTGAAATTGAAGCTTTCCCTTGGTTCTCACCAGCGGGAGCTCAGAGAGGTCAAATTAATGACGCTATCAAACTGGCTTACAACCCAAGTAAGGCACATAGAGATCAACTCTATGGACAAAGAATCAACCCAATCATCAATAAGAGAGGAGCGGGTATCATTCTGTTCGGTGACAAGACAGGTCTGTCTTACAATTCCGCATTTGATAGAATCAACGTAAGAAGATTGTTCCTGACAGTGGAACAAACTCTCGAATCAGTCGCTGATGCTCAACTCTTTGAGGTCAATGATGAGATCACAAGAGCGAACTTTGTTAATGCTGTTGAACCTTATCTCCGTGATGTTCAGGCTAAGAGAGGACTTTTTGACTTCGTCGTAAAATGTGACGAAAGAAACAACACTCCTGATATCATTGACAATAATGAATTCAGGGCTGACATTTTCCTCAAGCCAACCAAGTCTATCAACTACGTCACACTTACCTTCGTTGCCACCAGATCTGGTGTTGAATTTGAAGAAGTTGTTGGTACTGTTTGATCTACTAGTTTATTAAAATAAAAACGGAGGAAACACAAAATGGCTACCAAATCATTATCCCAATTTAAGTCACAACTGGCGGGCGGAGGTGCCCGCCCCAATCTGTTTGAAGTTTCTATTCCCTCATTCCCAGGTGCTGTCGAGACTGATACCTGGACTAATGAGTATAGAAAAACTTTTAAGTTTCTGTGTAAAGCGGCTCAGTTACCTGCATCAACTGTAGCACCAATCACTGTTCCTTTTAGAGGAAGACAACTCAAAGTTGCTGGTGACAGAACATTCGCAGATTGGACAGTCACTATTATCAATGATGAGGACTTCTCTCTCAGAACCGCTTTTGAAAAGTGGGCTGACAAGATTTCCAACCTGTTCGACGCAACTGGTGTCACCAACCCAACATCCTACATGACCAATGCTTTCGTTAAGCAACTTGGACGTGGTAAGGAAGCATTCTCAACCAAGAATGACGGTAATGTAACTTCAGTTCTGAGAACCTATAAGTTCTATGACATCTGGCCTTCTGACATCTCAGCTATTGAACTGAGTTATGACAGTGGTGACACCATTGAAGAATTCACTGTATCATTCCAGGTTCAGTACTTCACTGTTGGTGAAACTGATGATTCCGCTAATGGTTCATTTGATCAAACAGTTGAAGAGGAATCTGCAGCTACTCTCTAAGAGTGATACAATCAAGCTATAAATACTAGGAGTCCACTCCTAGTATTAACTTGAAATGGCGAGATTATTTGGTTTCTCAATTGAAGATAGCGAAAAGACCCCGCCTGGCGTAGTGTCTCCCGTTCCACCGTCTAACAACGATGGTTCGGAACACTATGTCACGTCGGGGTTTTATGGTTCGTATGTAGATATTGAAGGAGTATATAAAAACGAGAACGATCTTATTCGTAGATATCGTTCAATGGCACTCTATCCTGAATGTGATAGTGCAATCGAAGATATTGTAAACGAAGCTATTGTTTCTGATACCAACGATAGTCCTGTATCCATTGATCTTCAGAACTTGAATGCTAGTGATGGTATCAAAAAAATTATCAGAGAAGAATTTACGTATATCCTAGAACTTCTTGACTTTGATAAGAAGGCTCACGAAATTTTCCGTAACTGGTATATTGATGGAAGACTTTATTATAATAAGGTAATCGACCAAAAGAATCCAGAAGCTGGTATTCAGGAATTGAGATACATTGACGCAGCAAAAATGCGTTATGTCCGTCAGGTCAAGAAGAATCCAAAAGATGCTCTCAATAGTCTTGAGAGAGTTGCTGCTGGTGGAAAAGATAATCCACAGAACTATAACTTTCCAGAATTAGAGGATTATTTCGTTTATAATCCTGGAAATACAAGTACAGGTGCTATCGCATCATCTTTCACTGGTGGTAGTTCCAAAGGGATCAGATTGACTCGCGATTCTGTCACTTATTGCACTTCTGGTCTTGTAGATAGAAACAAGGGATCAACACTTTCTTGGTTGCACAAATCAATCAAACCACTCAATCAGTTGATGATGATTGAGGATGCTCTGGTTATCTACAGACTTTCAAGAGCACCAGAACGTAGAATCTTCTATATCGACGTTGGTAATCTTCCCAAAGTCAAGGCAGAACAATATCTTCGTGATGTCATGATGCGTTATAGAAACAAGTTGGTCTATGACGCAAATACTGGTGAGATCAGAGATGACAAGAAGTTCATGTCCATGATGGAAGACTTCTGGTTACCTAGAAGGGAAGGTGGTAGAGGAACTGAAATCTCTACACTTCCTGGTGGTCAAAACCTTGGTGAGATTACTGACATTCAGTATTTCCAGAAAAAACTTTATCGTTCATTGAATGTTCCTGAGACTAGACTTCAGGGAGATACTGGTTTCTCATTGGGTAGATCATCTGAAATCTTGAGAGATGAAATCAAGTTCTCTAAATTTGTTGGAAGAATGAGAAAGAGATTCTCCTCCATGTTTAGTGACATGTTGAAGACTCAACTTCTCCTCAAGAATGTTATCACTCCTGAAGATTGGGAGATTATGAATGATCATATTCAGTATGACTTCTTGTATGATAACCACTTCGCTGAGCTGAAAGAAGCTGAACTTCGTGAGAGTAGACTCAACCAAGCATCTTTAGTTGAACCATTCATCGGTAAGTACTATTCTCAGGATTATGTCAGAAGAAATGTTCTGAGACAATCTGACGCCGAAATTAAAGAACAGGATGAACTAATTAATCAGGAAATTAAGGAAGGTAAAATTCCTGATCCTGCCGAAGTTCAGGCTATGGAAATGGGTCAAATAAGTGAGCCACCAAATGCAATTCAATCTCCACCCGTCCCAATGGAACCAGAACCCCCCGAAACTCCTAAAGGTGGAGACATCTAAATAGCTAAAACATTATTAGTACTATGGAAGAATTAATGGATTTGTTGGTGAAGGACGAGTCTCCTTCTCAGGTCAGTGACGCTATCAAAGATCTGTTGTTTGCAAGAACAGCATCAAAGATCGAAGATATCAGACCAAAAGTTGCAGCTTCACTTTTCGATGACAATGTTGATCTGGACGAACCTCAGGGTGAAGCAGTTGATGTCGATGTCGATC